CTACGGGGATAACTTTGCTTTCATTCCAGTTATTTGCAGCCTGTTTCATAAGTTCCTTTCTATCTTTATCAGGGAACTCCGCGATTAATCGAGCTATCTCGTCTTTGATGAAAAGGTTGTATTTGCTAGGCAGTTTTTTAATAACTACTCCATCGCTATCGAGCTTTACTGCACGTTTTTTAGGTTGCCCTAACTTCAATGCATCTTTGAAAGCATTCACTGCAATCTTCTTAGTTTCATCCAAAGTATATTCAGTGTCGTCTTCAAAAGCTACTAGCAAACACTCCTTGACCTTTTTCCCAGATACTTTTTTCGAAGAACTCATTATTATTATACTTGTTTATAAGTCAATAAGTTTTATATAATTTTATTATATTTAGTAATATAATAAGGGATTTACTAATATATAGTAATGGCTGCTGTTGCTGCTCCTGCTGCTCCTGTTCCTCCTGCTTCTCTTACTGATACTATTGCAAATGTGCAAGAATATAGAGAATATAAAGAGAATATGAATAAATTTACAAGCAAACTTGATGAAATCCTATACATATGTGATATGATTGATGCTGATAGAATAGACCAATTCTTAATAAATTTTCTAGAAACCTATGATTTTTATAAAAATAAAAAAGAAGATGATACTGGAAAGGAAGAAGATGATACTGAAAAAAAAGATGATGATACTGGAAAAGAAGATGATGATATAGGTTATAGCGATCTTAGTGAAAAAAATATAAAAAGCATAAAAGAAAATAAAAACTTCAAGGATATGACCACATATATCTCAACCAATTCTAATAATATTAAAAAGATGTGCGAAAAACTTGAGACATTGTATAAAAAAATAAAGAATTATTTAATTAACCCCGCTACACCTGAAGATGCTACTATCAAAACAGATATATTAAAACAAAAGAAAAATATAATTGAACAATTAGAAAAAATAATTAGGTTGCTTGAAATACGAACTAATAGTAATAGTATTGCTCCGCTCCCTTTTGAAAAGTTAAAGTTCTATGATGTAACACTTATAAATAAAAATCATATTATATGCGCAATTGATGGTTATTGGTTTTTTAAGCCAATATATAAAAAATTACATGTCCTCAATAACGAAGATAGTCAATTAAATAATAAGTTTGATGAAGTATTTAAATATGAGTTTTATATAATATATACAAGCTTACACGAAGAGTTTAAAAGTAAACTAAATGATAATGTACAAGATAAAGAAGTAATCAATAATATTAAAGAAGCCTTTAAAAATCATAACCCTGCCTAATCTGTTCAACAACCACCAGCCGTCTAATAACTACTTTTTACCATCCCTAAGTTCCGCTAGTTCTCGCTTCACTTCATCTAACTCCTTTTTAAGAGCCTTTATAGATTCCACAAATAATGGCGCGAGCTTTTCATAGCATATTGTTAGGTAATTGTCTCCACTTTTCGATATAATATTATTATAGCTGTCTAGCATCATATCAAATGGCGCTATTCTAACTATTTCTGGAAGAACACTTTGCACTTCTTGAGCACTCAAACCTACGTCGGGAACACTTGGGAACCCGTATTGTAGCGCCATATTATTGGGGGTATAATGAAACCCATTTAGTTTGTTAATTAAATCTATCGGGTTTGCTATGTTTGACGTATTATTTTTCAAGCGGTTGTCTGAAAATGAACTAACAATACCACGCGACGCAATAATACCGCCGTCTATAGTCAAAGTATCTATATTGCTGCTCGTCCCAATAGACACATTATTAAATATATAGATGTTGCTCGTAGTTTCCGTCCAAGGAGTTGAGATGTTTCCTATTGCAATACTAAGGGTTTCATTTGTCTTTGCTACGTAATTACTGCTATTTATGTCGTTCCGTAGTATGGTGCTGTTAATAACCGCTACATTATCATCTATCTTTTTAGACAAAATATTGCTGGTCGCCAATACATAGTTGGACGTATCCGTAATAACATCTCTATTACTCCTTATGAAATTGCCGCGAATACTAACGTCCCCATTGTTTTTAATCGTAAATACATTGTTATCTCGGTTAGATGCGCGCATTATATCATTAATCAAATCCTTCTGAGCGATAACAAATGCATTCGTAGTATTATTCTCATTATTTATTTCAAGCCTCTCAGTCGTATATACTTCAGTCGCCAACGTAGTGCTTGCGCCGTGAACTATCAAATTCGAACTAATCGTCAAGTCGCCATTTACAAGCATATTATTGTTATAGGTATTGCTAACAATAAACTTGTTCTTCGCATTAATATCTTCATAAATCATATCGGTAGTTAATCCAGTTATCCTCCTTGAAATAACATTGCTCGTATTCAGCACATAATTACTAGCGTTCAAGTCATTAACACCCGCTCTCAACACTAAGATATTGCTCGTAGCCCGCACATAATTGCTAGCATTGAAATCATTAACATCTGCTTTCGCAACCAAGATATTGCTTGTAGCCCGCACATAATTGCTAACGTTCAAATCATTAAAGTTCGCTCTAGCCACTAAGATATTGCTCGTAGCCAGCACATAATTACTAGCATTCAAGTCATTAACACCCGCTCTAGACACCAAGATATTACTTGTAGCCCGCACATAATTGCTAGTATTAAAATCATTGAAGTCCGCTTTAGTAACTAAGATATTGCTTGTTGCCCGCAGATAATTGCTAGCATTCAAATCATTAAAGTCTGCTTTCGCCACTAAGATATTGCTCGTAGCCAACACATAATTGCTAGCATTCAAATCATTCAAGTCGGCTTTCGCAATTAAGATATTGCACGTCGCATATATCAAATCATTATTTTTCGTTTCAAGACTTGATATTTTCCTATCAAGGTCTTCAATAATATTTGAGCCACCTATATTGAATATATTGCCACTTATATATAGGTCATTGCTTGTGCTAATTGAGCCAAAAAATTTAACATTACCCATTTTGTCTATAAGTAATTGCGGGTGTTCAAATTGATTATCCCTGTAATTAAATTTCAGATTGCCATCATAACTATATATCTCGTTTATTAAACTATTCCTATCTACGAAATCATCCCTGACTGAGTTGGCTAATATTATTTGAGGCTTCAAATTTACCCGATTATAGTTTGTTAGTTGTATATTAATATTGCTATTACTAACATATCTTCTGTAATATTCATTCATAAAAATAGTATTACTTAAAGACGCTCCATATATCGTAAATTCGTCATTGATTTGAATATTAGAGTTTGCATAAAATAACTCCGTATTATATGCGCCATCTATTAACTCATTCGACGACCTTATAACAACTACATTAGATATATTGTTATAACTAGCGCCATCATTTGCGTATGCTATATTAGAACTATAATTAATAATATAATTGCTATTAGATAATGTATTTGGGACAATATTTGAACTATTAATAATGAAATTGTTTGTTCGAAATAGCGCAAACTTACCTTCATACGCCTGAGTATAATTATAACGCACAACATTTGAAGTTATTGCTCTCAGATATACGTTTGACATTGCTCCAATATCATCCAACCTTATCACATTGGTATTTTCAAATAGTTTAAAGCGATTGTAGCTAACGCTATTTATATTCGGTAAATATGAATATATTTCGTTGGTAAATGTAATGATGTTGCTATTAACCACTTTGGCATAATTGGAGGTAATCTGAGTGTTCGATGTGGTGATATTAGCGAAATACGATGGAACTTTATAGATATTGTTGAAAATACACGACAACTCATAATGACTACTGACTACATTATTATTCAAAGTCAAATTAAAAATGTTTGATGTCTCTTTATTTATTATTTGCGTATTGTCCAACCCAATTATCTTATTCGAAGTATCTGATAATTCTGGGTATATATTAAATAAATACCCAGTGCCTCCATTTGCAACATCATTATTAAAGGCAACCTTGTATTTCGGATTAACCACCACATTATTATTATACGTGATGCTATTGTAATTATTATTAAAAATATTAGAATTACTTTCATTAAATCGAAATGTTAGATTAATATTAGAATGGATTGATAAATAAGAGACATCCTTCTTCGTATTGAGCATTTTAGAAACTATCGCATTATTATTGCCGCCTTCGATAGCGTTCCCATAAATATCGCTTAGTGGCGTATTCGCATTTGCGATGCTATAATTAAATACCGCGTCATATTGCTTGCTATTGTTATCCCAATCATTTGTTATTCTCGGCGCAGTTAATAGCAAATTGTTAGTATTAACGGCTACCTTCGTATAAATATAATCCTTCGTATATCTCGAAGTTAATCTCATAGTCTGCTCGTCATATTCGCTATTCACCGAAATTGTTTGGTTAGGCGATGTATCGTTAAACCCGTATCGCACACCATCCCGCATATTATTATTCGCAGTATAAGGGGCTATTGTAAATATATTAACAAGGTCGCTAGTATCAGGCTCTGGCTTGGATGCTGAAATATCGGCGACATCGATTGTAAATTTGTAATTATTACTATTGCCACCCGACGATAATATTTTGTATTTATTGTTATCTCCTGCGATATTAACCAAGTTTATTTTTACTGGATTATCAATATTGGTAATCTGAATACCACATTTGTTATCGTCGTCAATATGTAAGCTGATATTACTATTGTATTTATTATCGCCTTGTCCGAGCCGCATATAAGTTTTTGTATAATTATTGTTGAACTCTACGAACGGGTGATAAAACGTATTATTACTATCATTTTTATAATAACTCAAGGTAAGGCAAGTATTGCTTGTATTTTTGTTGGCTACACGGAACTGCACCATATTTTTGATATTATTGCTATCTGCGTCATACCCCGTAGTAAAATTATTATACCTGTAAATACCCAACTCTAACGCCGACGAACACGAAAGATTACTTGAATATGTTATAAATTTAGCAGTGGACAATGCATCATTATTCTGCTTAATAACAAAGGGGATGCTATCGTTTATTATCGAATCCACAATCATAGACTTTATAGGCTTGAAAATAATATTCTGCCCCGAATGCTCGATATCGTCGTGGTCTATTAAGTTCCTATAAATAACATTGGAGGCAGTTTTAACCTCTATATATTTCGCAAATTCAGCAACATCTTCCAGTTTCTTAAGGCGAAAGTTAAAGTTATTACTATTATTGTCTATAATATTTATATTGCCGTATACGTCGAGGTCGCCATAGATAGACACTGCTATATTCGACTTTTCATCCGCGAAATCATAAGATACATTCGGATTGTTAAAATCAATATGATAATTCGAATTCAGACTATTGTAATACATTGACATCCCATAAGAAGTCGGCTCAATCGTTTTATCAGTATATCCAACTTGCAATGGACCAATTCTTCGAATATCGCGCGAATCCACGTCATTGAACTTGTGATTTTTATATATGAACCATCTCTCCAAATCGCGGTCATCATTCAAATCCCTGTCATATTCGCATATGTCAAACCCACTAAAATCTGCGTTATTATTGATACCTCCTCCACGCACCCCTCTGTATATTCTTATCACTGAATAGTTATACTCGGCAATAGCCGTATTACGTATCTGAAGGGGCAAATGAACATCTTCGCCGCCCCACCCTATTGCTATATTCTTATTCGTAAAAAAACTATTCGGGTTATTTGTTACCTGCAGTGTTTCGATAAGTTTATCATTTTGATAATATTGGTCAGAATTGATGCCGTATTTTACATTGAGCCCTTGCATTTTCGCTGAATATGAATTGATATTATCATAATTAATACAATATTTGAAAGTATTCTCATTGTATATGTTGAAATAATTCTTAGTATTATAAACAAAGCCAGACATCTTTGCAATCGCTTCGTCCTTCGATACATAATACTCAGTCGCCGACATTTTGCCATTTATATCCAGATGCAAATCTTGGCGAGGTATCTTATTATTTATCCCAACACCTTCATTGGTAATAGAAAGCATAGGCGGGGTATTGATTAGATTTGGAAAATATGCATTATTTTGCAATTTAGATATATCGTATGATGGATAAAAATATATATTGTGCTTTTTGCCATCAATATTATTTGTGTTAATTATCAAACTATTATCATAGAAATCCAAATGCGACAGCCTCCCAATATTCGCTACGTATTTGTTAGTATTCACCCTTTCTTGCAAAACAATTTCAAAGTTATTATTTGAACTGCTGTTTTTGTATATATTTAAAACCCCGCAATCCCGTCGCTAGTGTTGGGTCCCACACTCATTTTATTGGGGAAACTGATATTCTGATTAGCATCCAAGTTCGCAATATTACTATGAACATATGTGAAGAAATAGTTAGACCCATTTTCGCTGCTACTTATTGTCGTATATCCCAGTGCGGTATCCTTTATATTTATTGGGCTAACGCGAAGCCCGCCAATAAGCAAATCATTCTCTATATTCAAGGAATTCATAGATAATTCATTCGTATTCTGGAAACTTATATTACCATTGAAGGTTGCGCTATTATTTATGAGAATATTGTCAGCATTTATATTCGTTGCATTTAACATATCAGTCGCAGTGATATACTTGGTAGTTAATCGATTGTTCAAAGATATATTATTGAATATATAATTACTGCCATAAAATATCCCTTCTGTTATTTGGGATGGTCTAATAATTCCCACACCATCCGCGCGAATATATACGTCATCGATGTGCTTGTAGGCGTTGGCGTAGTTGTCATATATAATTATATCGTCGAATTTAGAAGCACCTTTAACGTCAAAAGCAGTCTGCTTTGTAAGCAGTATATTGGTGCTTACGCCATTTTCGAGAACATTCTTATAATACATAACATTGGCGGCTTTGTTCCTTCCAATGCAAACGTTGCCATTCTCGTCAATCGTCATCGCGGGTTGCTGTGCATCATTTAAATATGTAGGAATTGCATTTCTGTTATATAGCGAGTTCATTTCTGCAGACGATTTATTAACGTGAAATTCCAAAGGCATTCCTCGTGTCGTCGAAATAACTGCAGGTGATTTATTACTTCCCCCGATAATGCCTATGCTGAATTTTGATAATTCGCGTGTAGTATCATTATAGGTATCATTCCTCATCGCCAAATGTATATTATTAAAATCATTATTTGGTGTCGAATTAATATTTAGAGGATGCTGGTTATAGCTCGTATCTACTAAGCCGCCTAGTGTTAGATAATTGGGAGTATAAATATTCTGAACTTGGTATTGCAAATCATAAATATTATTAAAATATGTAGCAATACCCGTTCTAAATGGCTGCGATTGCGAGAGAATATTAATGTTTTGTATTAAATCTACTATGGTATTGCTGCCAATCACTCCGCTAATACTAATATTACTAAATTGAATGCCGTGTGCGTTAATCATACCATCGCATTGTATATTCCTATTAATATAAAGTGATGCATTGGGGTCGCGGTAATTCGATGAAACATTGCGAGAAGTATTTATAGCAACGCCTTCGTGATTTACATACATATTCCATTTTGTATCATATTGATTACTATAATTTGGAGTGCCGTGTCTATCCCCGACCACTAAATATTCTTTATCAGACAATGACAATTGTTCAATATCACTGAACGCAGTTATTCCAATACCTAGCGAATCAACTTTAAGAATTGGTTCTGAACCTTGAATAATAAAATCATCCATTATACTATATATAATTCTATTTTATTCTATTTAAAAGAAATAAACAATTAATATTTATATAATAAAATGATATAATAAAAAAATGATATTATAATATACATATATTATTTATATAATAAATCATATACAATGAAGCGCATACAAGGAATACATAACAAAACAAAGGATATCGAAATTACTAATCAGCCGTATAATAACAAGAATGTCCTGCTTCAAATAGACGATTTAACTGAAATTTTTAATAAAAATGGATTGTCGAATATTCAATTCAAAAACATCGATTTATATCGCGTTGCGTTTGTTCATAAATCATATTGCACGATGAAGAACATCGACTTTGACAAAAGTAATATCAATTGCCCCAGCGATTGCTTGCCGCTTCAAGATATGTCTTACGAACGCCTAGAATTTCTTGGTGATGCCTTAATAGGTATGATAGTCGCCAACTATTTATATAGCAGGTTTCCAGACCAGAATGAAGGCTTCTTGTCGAAAATTAGAACAAAAATAGTGAATGGACGGATGCTAGGATATCTATCAGACAAAATAGGTTTCCCTAAGTTCGCTATAATATCCAAGCAAGTAGAAGAGTCGGGTGGCAGAAATAATTTTAAAATTATGGAAGATATATTTGAAGCATTCATAGGTGCGCTATTTCTCGACTTTCAAACTGAGAGCGATAAGGTGATGCTTCCAAATAGCATTAATATATCCCCTTTCACTGGCGCAGGATATTTCATTGTTGAAAGTTTTATCATTTATATCATTGAGAATTATATTGACTTCTGCGAGTTAATAAGAATAAAGAATAATTACAAGGATATGCTCGTCTCCTATATGACGCATAACCTTCAAGATATACCTAAGTTTTACGAAGTAAAGATATTGATTAAAGATAATATCCGCATTTTCACTTATTGCATAAAGGATCGCAATAATGCCATCATCGCGACATCTACGGGGAATAATAAGAAGGAAGCCGAGAATAATGCTGCGAAAGAGGCGCTAATCTATTATAATATCGATATATGTGAGTATAATTCGAATATATAAAGATATTATATAAACAAAATATAGTATCTTTGTATTCGATAAAGTATTTATGGATAAATTGAATATTACGCATCTTGTTTTATCTGGCGGAGGTATGCGAGGCGTTCTATTTGTAGGCGCTCTGAGATATTTATACTTAGAGAATATGCATAAGAATATTACGCATATTGCAGCAAATTCTATAGGGTCGTTTGTAGCCCTATTCATTACATTCAAGCTAACAATAGAAGAAGCAGAGAGGGTTATTTATACGTCTGCAGGCGATACTAATCTATGCAACATACCCACAAAGAATTATTATAAGATTGTTTCTAATTTAGGCTTATGCTCTATATCGCATTTTATGGAACATTTAAGAAAAGTATTGCGCGTCAAATATCCCGATATAGAAGATATAACTTTTAAAGAGGCTTCTAAAAGGTTCGGAGTTAATCTATATTTTTCGACGACAAATATAAATAGGTGCGAAAATCGTATTTTTTCTATTGAGGATACGCCAGACGTATCAATATTCACTGCTTGTGAAGCATCAATGGCTATTCCTTTAATATTTAACCCCGTTGCAATTGATGGCGAATATTATTATGATGGTGCGTTTTCTAATAATTTTCCTATTAAAATATTTTCACACGTTTCGAAAGAGAATATTATTGGGATGGTAATATATAAAGAAAGGGAAGGCTACGTTCCTACGAAAGACAAGATGAATATTTTTTTCATAATAAGACAAATATGCAAGATGTTTGATATATTGCGAATTAGTCAGGTGACCCTTAATGAAATAAATTCAGGGGATAAAGAATATTATTTTATGCCTGAAAATATAACAATACAGAATGCTATGAATGTTATAGTAAATAGAAAAGGGGTGCGTATTGAATTGACGGATGAACAAGTGAATGAGATGATATTATATGGCTTTACTTGTATGGCTGAGTATATTGATAAAAGGAAAGAATTATTATATGAAAAAAATAAAATAAGATTGCAAGATAATACTGAGTTATGCAATTGAACGCCTATTAGTCGAACGTGAAAGCCGCATAACTCTTGTTGTTCCTTGTAGAACTTTTGGTGTATTACGCGGCGGCGTATTATTGGTTTTTGAATTTCTTTTAGAAGATACTTTGGGCGATGTTCTTGATTTTTCTTTGACGACTTCTAGATGTTGCTTATTATTAGAAGCGATTTTAGCATCCCTTGTAAGTAATTTTGGTGCTGGTAAAACATATCCAAGACTATTGCAAAATCTAGCAGTATCTTGCGTTCGCATATGCGGCTTTTGCGGTTGGTAATGAACTCTGTGAACATTAGCATACATCATATTGCGAGGATGTATAATAGCGGGGCGATGCTGAACTTGAAAATTTATTTTGTTATTTCTAGGATTATATATTGGATTTTGATAATGCGGTATAGGTCGTCCTTTCATTTGCGGACGAACACGCAAGCCATTCCTGCTAATAGTCCTCTGCATAGCAGCATATTTAAGTGCTGCTTCAAGATAACCTTCACTATCCATTCCAATATATGCGGTATTACTATAAATAAAATATAAAAAATATATAATTATATATAATTATTATAGTATTATAAGTATTATATAATGAGTAATAATGATCCATATATATTTCTCTTGGATTTAGATGGGACTATAATAGGCGATTGTAGTTATCAATGCGATATTTATAATATACAAGAAATTATTAGAAAAAACATAATATTAAAAAACGGCAATATCCAATTAGGTAATCTTGTTAAATATAAAACATTGTGCGATAAGATGCTAGACAATTGCTATAATTTGCAATCTAAACTGCTAAGACCCCACTTTACTACATTTATGACCGAGATGAAGAAGGTATTCCCAAATAGTTTCTTCTTTATTTACACGGCTTCTGATAAAACGTGGGCGTATAAAGAGATATTAATAATAGAAAAACAAAATAATATAAAGTTCAATCGACCTATATTTACGAGGGATAATTGCTTTAAAGATAATTATGGTAATATCAAGAAATCTGTAGTGAAAATATTACCTCTATTGTTAAAGGCTATTAAAATGCCTAAGACGCATTCAATCGTTAATAATATAATGATTATCGATAATAACCCTACATTTGTAGATTATACTGACCATCTGCTTCTATGCCCTACCTATGATTATTTGAAGTTTCATAATTTATGGGAGAGCATCCCTCAAGAATATACTAGCATATCTGAACTAAAGCATTTTGTATCTCGACTAATCTCAAATAAAAAGATGTATATCAAAAATAATCCTGCAAATACCATCATCTTGGAAAAATTACATAAATGGTTGTATAGAAAATACAAAAAGATTAATAAATATAATAAAAAGTTTGAAAATGATACTTTCTGGCTAAACCTAACAACATTGATTAAACACCATAATATCACCTCGTTTAATAAGAGGGCTATTAGTATGTTGCATAAAAGCATCTAGCAATCGCGAGCATATAAATAATACATTTAACATAATATATATAAATGATATATATAAGTTTTGATATTGGTATTAAGAATTTAGCCTTGTGTATTTTAAAAAAAACCGCGACTAACATACATATATTAGACTGGCGTATAATATCATTAGCAGATAAAAAGAAGGATATTAAAGGGATTGATGATATATCTGAGAGAATATATATGGAACTCGATAATATAATAGGCGAATTGAAAGAGAAGGGTATTGAAGAAATAGATTATGTATTGATTGAGAACCAGCCATCAAATCTTAATGGTATAATGAAAACCATTCAATATATAATATATTGCTATTTCAGCCTCCTAAAATATTGGGATAAAATTATAGATAACGTGGTGCTTGTTAATGCATCCCTGAAAACGAAAACACACGACTATAAACCCGACATACAAATTAAGATGGACGCGGCAGCTGCTGCTGCTTCTACTACGCAAAAAACCAAGAACTCTAAAGGATTTCGTCAGGATAAATATAAGATGAATAAGCAAACCAGCATAGAGATATGTAAAAACTATATAAAGGATGATGCTGCTCTCTGTGAAATATTTGATAATAATAAGAAGAAGGACGATTTATGCGATGCGTGTTTGCAAGCGGTCGCTTATATAAGACTACACGATACCAATACCAATACCAATGCAAATGCTGGAGTTGTTAAATACAATACTTTAAGTTTTTTAGAGATGCCTTTGGATATTTAATAAAAACCTAATCCTCTTTAACAACAATTATTTTTTTATAACATATATATAGAAGAAGATACTATATGGCTGGTAGTTGTGGAATGAGTGTTCAAGAGGGCGGTGCTAAAAAGCGCAAACTAACCCCCTATAATAAGTTTGTAAAGAAGATGTATAAGGAACTTTGCAAAAAGCATCCTAATCTTAAGGCACCTGAAATTATGAAGAAAATTGGTGAAGAATGGAGAAATAAGAAGAACAAATAAATATTATTACCTTGTAGCCGCCCGCATTTTTGAAGAAGGCACTAACTTAGGTATATATGTCGCTGCTTTAGCAACCTTCCTTTTCGGCAAATCCATAGCAGAAAAATCATCTAATATTAATGAACTATTTAATTTATTTGTATATATGTTATCTATTAAATCAGGTTTAGCATTTGTATTAGTGCAATTATCAGCATTATATTTAAAATATAACATTAATCTATATTTTAATTCCTTGTTTATTTTTGGATCTAGCGTAATATCCTTATCAGGTATTATTTTAAATGTTTTCTTAGTTTTCTTTTTTGGATTTTTAGACATACCTCCAAATTTCATCCCTGCTTCTTCAAAGTCTTCATTATCTGCATCCCATAATCCTGCGTGGACATCATATTGTTCTTCTAAAGTTCCATTTATCGCTAACCATTTTGCGAGATTTTTAGTGCCTACTAATTCTTTTTGATTGCGTTCTTCTTCATCAGTTCCACTTTTCCACCAAGCATACCCATTTAATAAACCTTTCTTATCTTCTATTCTCTTAATCCACCATTGAGGAGGCGGGTTTTTCCACAGGCTAGGATGCTTGAAATTCTTAGCAAAAGATACCCATCTCGCTTCTTCAGGTAATAAGAAGTTTGGTATACAATCCCAATCCTTGCGGCTTATATAATAATAATGAATAGGCGTATTAAATTGGTATTCACCATTATACGGCAGAGGATATTTTAAAACCTTTCTAATATCATCGCTATAATTGTAAGGTTTTTCGTGTTTTAATGGATAATTAGAAGTATATTTTCTCATATATGTGATTACTCTATTGAGAAAATTTCTAACAAATAATCGAAGACCATTATCGTATTTTATCCTAGATTTTTTACCACTACTTGTCACTATCCCTAAATACTCTTGCTTTCTTAACCATATACCAATATACCACCCGTGCGTTGTCTTGTTATGATAGTTGAAATCTATGCTATGCTTATGTCCTGTGCTGTCGCCAGTCATATAATGTAAAAATACTTCTTTGAATACAGATAATTCTATTATAACCACAATTTTCCTTAAAAAGGCTATCAACTCATTCGCAGACGTTTTATTATATTCATCAGCCATTCGCAATACTGCTTTGCCAACATATGATAATAGTAAATTAATTTTATCGCAACCAATTATTTTATTTGTCCCATCTCTAAATTGCGAAAATAATGAATAGTATAACCCAATATTATAATTCGTATTACCATAAATGTCGAATTCTATATCAAAACCGCCTCCTTCTATACCAGCCTTGTTTAAATCACCCATAGTTACATTACGAAGAGCAGGTATTTTTGATAAACAAACGCCAATGTTTTTTTCTATATATTCAAAATATTCGCAAAAAAAAACTACCCAGTCTTCATCATCTATAGGAAATTTTAACAGGTCGCTCTTAATCTTTGCTTCTTCTTTTAATGCTTCTTCAGATAGATCAACAGGTAAGTCAAACTCATCTTTAGCAAGTAATCGCGCACTTCTTCTTCTCGCTCCAGACATATCTTTGCTATTTATCTACTAATATAGTAGATAATATTAAATATGGATGGTGTAAAATATAAAACCCCATCAAAGACCAATTATACAATCTATAGTATAACTAAATGCAAATATTGTGTTATGGCAAAGGAACATATTAAGGTGATGTCAGCTGCCTCCAAATGTATTAATATAAATTGTGATAAATTCCTTAAAACGTGTAGAGAACGCGATAATTTCTTTAAATTTATTAAGCAATATACAATAATACCATATTTTTATTTCCCTATGATATTTAAGAATGGTAAGTTTATTGGAGGATTAAAAGAGTTATTGGCGAAGAACAAAAAACCAAAAAAGATATAAAGGATATAAAGAATGTAAATAACAAAGATATGATTAAGGTTGATGGTATAATTCTTGTATTAAGTTGCCATAAGCATCGGGATACGCGTTTAGTGCAATACAAACTTCCAAAAGACGATTATGGGAACTGGAAAGTAATCTATGTGATTGGCGATTTATTTTTAGATAGCGACTATAAACTCGAAGGGAACTTGATGAAGATTAAATGCGAAGACAGCTATCTGCATTTATTAAAAAAATTAGCGCTATCGCTAAAATATCTATATGAAATCTTTGATATTAAAGAAGGTGTATTGCGGTCAGGCGATGACTTGGTATTTAACGAAGGTATATTGCAATGCTTCTTAGAAAATCCTAAAATATGCGAGGTTAGTAATGGAAATACGAATACATTGATTGAACTCGATTTTTTAGGTAAGTCGCACGTAAATAAGAGTTTGCTTTCACACGAAATCTCAGATGATGATATAAAAACCGCAGTTGAGGATACTTATATGCTTCAATATTATAATGACCACCAAGAAGATTTTGATAATCCATTGCATAATCTTAAAGGAGTTGATTTATCAAAGTATATCAAGCGCCCGCGTCTCCCTATAATACCTAGTGGCGTATTGTATTATATCTCGAACAAATCATGCAATATCTTAATAAATCATATGAGCAATATTAATTTCAATATATTTCATTATGATGAATATAGCAGTTCATATCCATACACTATCGAAGATTGCGGTGTAGCATATATTTTATATTATAACAAGATTAGTTTTATACATTGCGCGAGACTATACAATGATTACCATTATCACGAAGCGGTTATGGCAGTTCATACCAATATGAATAAATAAGGATATCAAGGATAAATAAGGATAAATAAGGTATATATATAAAGATTATTTAGAATTAAAATAATAACATTGATATGATTAAGGTCGATGGTATTATCCTTGTGACAAGTTGCCAAAAGTTTTTAAATACAAGATTAAAAGAATTTAATCTAAAAGACGATTATGGGAACTGGAAAGTAATCTATGTGATTGGCGACCTATTTTTAGATTGCAACTATAAACTTGAAGGGAACTTGATGACGATTAAATGTGAGGATAGTTATCTACATTTATTTAAAAAAATAGTGCTATCGCTAAAATATCTATATGAAATCTTTGATATTAAAGAAGGTGTATTGCGGTCTAATGATGACCTAGTATTCAATGAAACGCGATTAAAGGCATTCTTAGTATCGCCTAAATATAAAATTAAAATAAATGGAAAAAATGAAATGAATTGTATTGAAACTGATATTGATTTTTTAGGTAGTTCATTTAAAGGTTTATCTGTTATAAATGAACCATATAAATATGAACCTAGCAAATCAGAGACATCCTTGCATCTTGTCTATTATTACAAAGACCATCCAGAAGAATTTGATAATCCCTTGCATAATTTGAAAGGCGTTGATATTCAAAAATATTCAAAAATGCCATATACCCCTGTATTTTTAAAAGGTCCGCTAATCTATTTTTCAAACAAGTCTTGTAAAATATTAATAGAGCATATGGAAAATATTAATTATGATATATATCATTATGATGAGAAATCCAATTCATATCCATATACTATTGATGACCTCGCATATCCATTAATATTACTTCCTCATAAAATTAATTTAATACATTGCGATTACTGGCATAAAGATTTGGAAGGGTCATATAGAACCACAGATAATAGCAGGTATCTTGCTATACACACAAATAAATATAAATAATATAAATAATATCTCATATATCCTTAATCATATATGTGTCAATCAATTCATATCCTAGTTTTCTATAGTATCCTCTAACGCCTGTCCCGCTAATTATAGCAATCCTTCTATATCCATTATTTGCTGCTATTTCTTCAGCCTTCGCAACTAGTTGCTTTCCAAACCCTTTATGTTGCAGAGAACCTTCTATGTTATCCCCGACGCTATTCAAATTCGAATATACGTGCAATTCTCTTATAAGAGCACATCCTTTGATGCTAGGTAATACTTGTAAATTATTGTCTTCTTCTCCGCTTACGCTGCTCACGCTGCTCAAGCCGCTTAGGCGGAGCCGTAGAAATCCTATTAAATAATTTTTATCGCAATCAGTATCAAAACTAATATGATATTCATCGCAATCGGATGCTCTATATATCTCTATATTTAACTTGATATTATCGAGTGATGATAGGATGTTCCCTTTAATCTCTCGACATCTTATACATTTACATCCCCAATTATTTGTTCGCATATCATCTTGAAGTAGTTGCCGCATATTTACAAATTTTGTGGAATACCCTCCTTCTATATAGTGTCCGGGTATATCGCGAATAATACGATTAAGTCGCTTGTATTTTTGAACTTTCTTCTTAAATTCCTTAATAAGTTCATATAATAGCATATCATCATATGGTATATACGTGCCTTCGTCAAACCATCTCTTAATTCGCGTGAAAGGAACTATGGCGGTCGGATATATTTTATACTGGTCAACTTGTATTCGCTGGTCATACAAGACCTCTTCTAGCATTATTTTATCAATATCATAAGACGAACCCGGAAGATTAGGCATTATATGTATATCAACCTTGTAGCAATTGTTTTTCAGAAGTTTTATTGCATCATATGCGCATTCTATTGTATGCCCTCTGTTTATTTTTTGCAATACCTTGTTGTTTGTATGCTGAACACCTAATTGTATTCGCGTGCAATTATATCGGCGAAAGTTAGCGATTTCCTCGATATTTATAGTATCAGGTCGCGTTTCTAAAGTTAGCCCAATAATATGAATTGTAGATGTTTCATTGATTTCTATCTCCTCTTCTAGCGTTTTCTTAGGACGCTTAGGGTCTCTATCAAAATAAATATTTGCAGCATAATATATTTCAGTTATGAAGCGGTCTTGATAATTGCGAGGATATTCGCACCACGTCCCTCCTAACACAATAATCTCTAATTTATCAGGAATGTGCCCCATATTGATAAGTGTAGATATACGCGAGTTCATTTGTTTTATAGCGTCGAAATCATTGGCGTTCGCTCGTAATACCGCAGGTTCCGAGTATAAATAACTTCTAGGTTGCGCTACCCAATTATTCCCTTCGTGCGCTGGTTCATTTGGACAATAGGCACAATCGTGTTTGCAAGAAAAACGAGCAGTTTTAACATTGCCTTCTTCGTCGATATATTCAGGGTGCGCAGAGGTTAAAAGCGTTATCACGAGAACACCTGAATTTGACTTGCACTTCTTCTTTGTTATAAGATTGCGCAGCTGTTGGTTATCTAGATTAAGATGCTTGTATATCTTGATAAACTCGGCATTTGAAATAGTATACTTGTATTTTTTTTGAATATTCTTTTTGAACCTATCAATATCGCTAGTAGTTTTAAAGTTTTCAATATCCATTGTAAACTCCTCTGCGATACTTTCTATTAAAGAGTTAAATTGGGTATTCTCTTTATATCCCATCTCCTTATGGACATCCCGATGTATATCCTCGATATCTGTTGCTACTATTTGATGTTCTTCCGCGTCCTTCGCATCCTCATAAGATGCTGAGGATGCTGAGGATGATGCGAATAAATTAGAGAATGTTTTGATAATGTTCATATGTATATGAATGTATATGAATGTATATGAGTGTATATGAATGTATATGAGATACGTATTAGTATAAATTAAATCATTTTTTTAATATATTAGAATAAATTTGTAATAATTTTTTGAAATAAATAAAAAAATTGATTTGAGGATACTTTAATAATGTCTAAGGACAAACAAATACCGAAGCGACAACCAAAACAACTAGAAGACCACCGAGCTACACTTGAAGACCCTTGCGACTACCAAGCAATGTTTAAGTTCCCTTATAACTACAGCAACGGGCGCGTTGTGCACGAGAAAATTTATGGCGATTATGATATTTATTACTATTCCACACGTATCCTATGTAATTATCTTTCAAACTTGGAGAGGTATCAGGGAATTCGCCAACTTGACCTCGAAAAGCACGAAGACACCTATAATTTAGGTGATAATATCACAAACAGGATTATGTATGATAAAACCGAGTTGCCTAATGAGAATGTGGTATACAAGTTAATTAGGAGTATGGAAAGAGAGCATTTCTTGAAGTATATCAAGACCTATTGCAAAGACAAGGAGATTTCATATACTACAAATCTTAACAAGATTGATACGAGAGAATTCCTTATGTATGCGTGCAGCGAACTTATCAGTGATTATAAGGATGAAATGATTGAAGGATGGACTGGTAATAAATGGGAAAAAGTAGAAAGCAGGGGATGCAGGATATATGGCATATGACAACGTCCGACGAAGTCCTACGAAGAGATGGCAGGGACGTGTGTAAAGTAATGTATTTTATGTATGTTTTATATTTTTATGTTTTTTGGCAAATAGTTTTCGCATATTCTTTTCAAACTTATAGCGGAGTATAAGTTCTTCCTTCGATAGCAACTCAGCCTCTTTTAACTTTGCAAATATAATCTTCAATAATTTCAACATTGTTATTATATATATTATTTATATTATGTCATCATTTTTTTATCCTTATTCTACATTTTAATATTATATTTATAATAATGTAGAATAAGGATAAAGATAATATGCCCTACGCAGCAGCCGCTAAACTCCCTAAAGCAGCAGCAGCAGCAGCAGCAGCCGCGAAAGTCCCTAAAGTAGCAAAATCTAATGAAGATGTAGTAGATAAAAGACCATCGTCATACAATGTGCAATATACGCCGTCGCGACTAAATAAAACATCCGAAAAAACTAAAATAAAAGCGCAAATAAAGGATAAGATTAGTAAGGCAATTCGCAGTGTTAAAACATTTATTAATCGCTCATCATCCTCTACACCTAGCAGTTCAAAAATATTAAAAAAGTTAAATGATTTAGAAGAAAAAAAATTAGACAATTTACAAAATGATATGATTAAAATTGTTGAAGAAACTGCTATAGAAGACGTAGTTGTTACAAGCGAAGATAATGCGAGCAATAATNATATACTTACATTGTTTGGTGATGTATTCAAAAATATTACAATAGAACTACATAATGTAATAGGAANTACAGAGCAAACAAGAGAAATACTTGAAGAACCTAAAAATGAAGGGATACAAGAGAAGGTATTATCTAAAGAATTGCAAGGTAATGAGGAACTGAAGGAACAGAAGGAACCTAATATCAGTAGCCTAAACGCCATTTTAGAGGCAGTTGCTGATAATTTTTACGACCCTAATAATAAAAAGACGCTTAAAAAAGACCTTTTATTTACTACGAATATAAGTAAGGACGGGCAGTCCACGTTCACTATACGCGCAGTTTCTTTAGGGATTTCTATTAATTATACTACAATGAAAGAATTTTTTGACAAAATAGCATCACGCATTGATTTTGCTTTGAATTTATGTTGGTTTATAGGATGTCCTGAAAATCTTGTTGCTGAATTAAAAACTTTTAAATCATTACACGCTAACTATAATAAAAACCCTCGCAAAGTCTTTAGTATTTTCAAAAAAATTATAAAAATATATCTTGATAGTGAAAAAAATAAACCAAAACCTCGCACATATCCTATTATCAATAGCAATGGTAAAAGGTCGATTACAAAAAGGACACTTGAAATACCAGAAGCACTTACATCACTATTACAATCTTCGGTATCTTCGGAAGGTGGCTATAAAAGGATGGTAAAAAAGGCTAAGAAGATTGGTAAATATAATGGCAAATACTTGAAAATAGTAAAAAGTGCTAAATTTAACTATAAGAGAAAAGCGGTGGGATATCCTCTCTAACAACTATGTTATAAGGATGCATAATCATAACATTATATTCTTTAGCCCACCTAGCAATAGTATAATTATTAAATAAGTATTCGTCGTCGCCTTCGCGGTCTTCGCTATTATTGCGGTCATAGTTATTCAATAATAATAAAGATACGATACCTCTATTATTTAAGTTATTTATTTTACTAAAATTTGCAAACATCTCAATAACACTAATGTAATTACTATTATGTAGTAGTATATATTTATATATTTAATGTTCGCGTGTTTTTACGTGGTCGCCCTACGCCTCTTAATATTTTGATATCTGCAGTATCTTCGATTATAGATGTTATTTCTTCATCGCTAACAGACAATGTTTCGATATTATTATCATTATGATCCATTGATATGTTATTATGGACATTATTGATAATGTTTTCAATATCAGCAGAGGGCTTATGTCTTAACTCAGTAATATTTGGCGATTGTCTCATATTTACATTATTAGACGCTGATTGCATCGATGGCATCGACATACTAGAAACAGGCGAATTCAATGTGCTGAACAAGCTGCTAACCATACCAAATAGTCCTGAACTGCTATCGCCCCCGCTGCTATAACTATTGCTCATTGGGATATTCTGTTGCTGCTGTTGCTGCTGCGGCAGTGGAGCAGAAGAGGCTGACGGATAATTATTACCCATCACATATTGCTTCGCGGCAGCCTGTTGGAATTGCTTCATCAATTCAGGGTCTGATTTTAATACATTCTCTATATTTGGCATTGGCTGCTCTTTGAACATTCTGCTAGTAAGATGAAACATAAATGCGCTCCCCGACAATGAGATAAATAGCCTTAGTTCAGGAGCCATCTTTTTACCCGTTGCCTTGTATTTGTAATGCAGTTCTTCGAATATATCATCAAAATCATTAATATTCTCATTAACCTGTTCAGACCACCCATCTAATTTTATAGCAAACGGATCATATCTACTATTCATATATTCAGTTCCCGAAATAAATGCCATTAGCATTTTTTGCTGAAATCTCACACTCCCGTCAAGTTCCTTTTCGCGTATTAAGCGATTATATTCAGCACGCATTTCTTCCAAGTCGGAGTTCATATTAAACTTAAATGGAACCTTGAAGCCCTTCGATTCCAACCTATCTATTTGATAAATAATTTCCTTCTTCTCATTTAATTCATTCATAATAATTTCCTTAGCAGTTAAATGCCTATTTTTAGTTCCTCTCTTATAATCGCCATCATATTCACTACCTCCGTCTTCCCCGTCATCTTCTCCGTCTTCTNCATCNTCGTCTTCNTCTTCTNCNTCTTCNNCGTCTTCATCATCTTCGCCGTCTTCGTCATCATCGTCTTCTTCGTCTTCTTCGTATTTACTTTGTGCTTTATATTTACTTGAAACTTGCTGGCTTTTTCCCGAACCCGCCTTTCTATTGCTTGAACTACTTACAACACTACTTTCATCGCTTTCCTCCTTATATTTTGATATTTTAGGCGAACCCTTTCCTTTATATATATTCTGCATATTTTTCATATAGGCACTTTTGTCATAATCGCCATTAACTGAGCTAGCTCGCGAAGAAGAACGCGAAGAAGACCTCGAAGACATAGAAATAACATCATCACTTATCTTATTTCTATTAAATAATGTATTATCATTCATAAAACTATTTTGAGACACTCTATTTTGCTTATTTGGTATATTAAAACCCATTTGTTTGCTTTTAAACGTATCTCTATTTAATTCAATCAAATCGTCATTTATATTATTAAGATTTAATGTTGTCATATTATATATTTAATTGAATATCAATTGTTTATATAATATTAATACTATTTAAACGTTTATTAATACGCGCGTTAGGTATTTATATAATACCTAAATCTAAAAAATAATTAGTTCAAATATATAATATATATATGGGGTATATATTGCTATTTATTTACTTACACGCTTAGGGGCTACTTTCTTCCTTGCGGGTTTTACGAGAGGTTTCTTAACAAGTTTCTTAACAAGTTTCTTAACCTTGCTTTTATTAGCACCTCCTCTCGCAGATTGCGCCCGCGCATTAGATTTCCTTTTTTCTAGCCTTTTAATTAATTCTTCCGTAGTTTCATTCCAGTTGGGCATATCGTTCAAATTATCGGGCTCTATTCTGGCATCTGTTCTCCATTCAGTGTCTAGTATAACATTTATGTCACTTGGTATTGGTATTTCTTCTGCTTGAAAAATTTTTGGAGTGTAACTGCTAGCTTTTTTTGCTTTATAAGCCTTATATAACCTTATTTGTTCTTTGTATATATTATTTAATTCTGCAAGTTTACTTAATCTCTCTCCCTCTCCTATTGTTGCTATTCTGCGTAATTCAATTATTTCCTGTGCTTTACTATTGATAATATTATCAGGTGTTTTATTTTTTTCAATAAGGCTCTGTAATTCTCGGAGTTTATAGTCAATCTCCCAAAAAGGTTTATCTTTTTTCCTTTTAAATTCATCATATTTTTCTTTACTATGTCGAAAAGTATATATTATTTCTCCCAAAACGCTACGTTTACCAGAAGAAGGTCTATCAATATTATAATTAAAACGATCACCCATTCGAGCCTGTACTTTCAACATCAAACGCGTAGATGGGTCAACAGACATATCTATATATATTATATCTCTAATATATATGTATAATATAATATTTTATAACATCCTAAAATATAAACAAATATTAAATCTATCTACTAAATATATCTAACTATAGTAAATATGCCATTATATTCTATACAATAAACTCTTGTGTCTCATTACTTTTTAGGTATCTATAATAAACACTTTGCTATCCACGTATTAAAGAATATTCTACTGGATTTTTTGTATTTTTCTGGGTGGAACTGGGTGCATAATATGTTTTTTTTATAGTTATATGCAACAATTATTTTCTCACCAATCCTTTTAATAACCTTATAATTTTTGGGAACCTTCACTATATAATCTGTATGCGAAAAAAAATATTTATTTTTAGGAATATAGAAAGGGTGCGTTATGTTGAAACTATTGTAATACTTCATATATCCGCTTTTACAAGATTTTATAAATGATAGGTTCCCGTATTTGCTAATTAAATACTGAAACCCATAGCATATCGCTAGTATCGGTATTTTAGATTTAATAATACTTTCATCTATCACTGAATGAACGCCTTCGCCTATAAAATAATCAGAGCCAGTTATTATAATACCACGTACCTTCTTGCTTTTTAAGATATACTGGATACCATCGGCATCATCCCATTTTTTAAATATTACCTTGTTTCCCTCTAATCCATATAAAAACTTCTTTTTAATTTTTAAGCTTCTATATATATTCTGATTTTTATACATATTGATAACTAATATTATCATCGATATCGATTTAATATGATATTGATATATATTATATAAAAAGAATATTAATTACTAATATAAAAATATGAAAATTCTTTTCTTCGGATGCAAAGGGTGGATAGGTAAGCAATTTGGGGATTATTTGAATAATCACGGGATTACATATATTGGCACTGACGTTCGCGCGGATGACGAGAAAGCAGTTGAAGAAGAGATTAAATTGCATTCGCCAACGCATATCATTTCGTTTATTGGAAGGACGCACGGGGGCGAACATAATACAATCGATTATCTAGAATTGCCCGGAAAACTTAAAGATAATATCAGAGATAACTTGTATTCCCCCGTAATACTTTCAATTCTTTGCGAAAGATATAATATTCATTATACATATCTAGGAACAGGTTGCATATTTAGCAGCGACGACCCAACAACTAGCAGCGTTGGAGACGATGAACTCCCAACATTTTTTGGGTCTTCTTATTCAATTGTTAAAGGCTTCACAGATAGGCTCCAGCATATGTATTCAAAAAATACGTTGAACCTACGCATTCGAATGCCCATTGTAAATTTTGAGCATAATAGAAACTTTTTAAGTAAAATTTTCAAATATAATAAGATTTGCTCTATGCCTAATTCGATGTCCGTATTAGAAGATATGTTCCCAGTTATTATGGATATGATTATCAAAGGAACTACAGGCACTTTTAATCTAGTCAATAAAGGACTTATAACTCACAACGAGATTTTAGAGATGTATAGAGAACATATAGATAGAGGGTTTGTATGGGAAAACTTCAGCATTGAAGAACAGGATGCCATATTGTTATCAAAGCGTTCAAATACACAACTATCGACTGATAAGTTATATTCGCTATATCCTGATATCCCTGATATTAAAACGTCAGTTGAAAAATGCATTAAAGAATATCATAATAAGTTATAATAAAAAATGATATATAAATACTAAGCCACTAAGCCATTACAAACTAATAATCAATAATCTTTTCAAATTTATTAATATAACCTTCTATCGTGCCATCATTCGTTATAATAACATCATAAGGTATCTTCATATATTCTATTTCGGATATATGTATCTGAGTTTCTTGTAATTCTAAGGTAGGATTATAAGGATTTGGTCTAATAACTCTAATAATCATTATATCTTCTCTGCGTATCTTCGGGATACTAAAAAGCATCTCGAATTCGTGCATAAATCGAAGGTCGCTAATAACAAACGTTTGTCCTTCTGATGTATTCATTCTAGCGGTTATGTAATTCTTCAAGCTATTCGCAAAGAAGTTTCTCTTTATATCAGGTAATAACTCTTGTATTTTTTCTTGCATCATTTCAGTTCCGAAGAATTGCAATGCGGCTCTCGGTGTTATCCCCCATTTTTCGTCTACAATATCCTTTCTACCTGTCCCATTATCTTTACCGATACCAACTTGGTCGTCATCAAAATCAAATAAACTTTTCACTGCAAATTTCAAAGGGTCTGCAAAGGCAACTCTCTCGTAATTATATTTATTTACTAGATGCTCCGCCAATACATCTTTGCCACATCTCTTTGCGCCACAAATCGCAATAATCTTTGGCATTCTCTTAGACATTCTTAGGGTGCTTAGAGTGCTTAGGGCGGGCTCCCTCTATGTAATATATAATAAAATATACTAAGTTTTATATTATCATTTTTTTATATAAAATATTAATCATTAAAATATTAAAAATTGATATTTAAGAATTATTTATTAATTAAATACAACTAATAATGTTTTCTAACCTTTGCTGGGATATTCTGGATATTTATTTTCAAAAGGGTGGTTCTCCCGAATCATCTAATCCGCTTGTAAAGCATCAAGTGGATAGTTATAATAAATTCATAGACAATACATTGGGACAAATCATTAGCGGGTTCAATCCCATCAAGGTGAAAATCACAAATCAGAAAGCCGAGTTGCCTGATAATACCTATAATATTTCTATTAATATCCTTCAACCCAGCATTGTAAAGCCTAACTATCAACTTCCTGACGGGACGCAAAATATAATGACCCCTTACATTGCCCGTATGAATAATATGACGTATTCGAGCGGCATCTATGTTAATGTTCATATTTCCACTGAGATAACAAACAAGAATGGGATGACTGAGAAGTTTGATAAAAATGTTAATGGTGTATATATCGGGAAAATCCCAATAATGGTTCGCTCTAAACTATGCGTCCTTAGCCAGATGCAAGGAATTTGCGAAGAGAATAAAAACGAATGCATCTATGATTTCGGCGGCTATTTTATTGTGAATGGTAATGAGAAGGTTTTAATCTCGCAAGATCGCATTAACGAAAACAAGGTTCTCGTCTTCCACCCCAATAATAACGCCGAAGGATTGTATGCTGAAATTCGCTCAATGTGCGACTCCACATATCTTCCGCCCAAGACTACGTGCTTAAATATGAGCGGCAAATTAAATCATATGGGACGCATTATTCGCATCAATACATCCTTTATTCGGTCTGAAGTTCCCATCTTTGTAATATTTAGGGCTCTCGGGGTTATTAGCGATAGAGAAATCATTAATCATATTATATATGATACGGATAACGAAAAGAACCAGCGTATCATCAATGAATTAATGGCGTGTTGCGAAGATGCCTGTGATATCAATACACAAGAACAGGCGGAGAATACGCTTATTAAGATTATGATTGGCGTTAATAAAAACAATGACCACGAGACGAACAAAGCGCAGCTTCATAATAATCTTATTAATGATTTTATCCCTCACGTAGGCAAGTCGTATCGGCGGAAAGCGCTATATGTTGGTTATATTATTCGCAAGATGATACGCATCTATCTAGGGTATGATACGTATGATAATCGCGACTCCTACATTAATAAGCGCGTAGATACACCAGGCGTATTGATGAGTAATTTGTTCAGGCAATGTTATGGCAAGATGACGAAGGAACTCAAGATTGCCATTGAAAAGGAGCTCAACTTATGGCGAGGTAATGCGAATATCCCTATATCCAATATCATTTCGGATATTAGTATTCATCGGTTTTTCAAGCAATCGCTTTTAGATTCGTGGATTAGGTATTCGCTTTCTACGGGAAACTGGGGTATCAAAAGTATTGGAACATTTCAAAACATCAAGCAGGGCGTATCGCAAGTTCTCAATCGTATGTCTTATGCTAGCACATTATCGCATTTGCGGCGCATCAATACTGCAATGGAGAAGAATGGGAAACTCGTGCAACCGCGTAAATTAGATAATTCGCAGATTGGTATGATATGTCCCGCAGAAACGCCAGAAGGAAGTTCAGTAGGCTTAGTAAAAAATATGGCGCTCAGCACGAATATCTCTATCGCGATGAATAGCATACATATCCGCCGTATCTTGGTTAATTTGGGAGTGATTGTATATGATGATACATATACTATGTCAAATCCCGAGAAATCGCCTATCGAATACTTGAAGAATATGGGCAATGAAGAAAATGTATATATTATGGTGAATGGCGATATTATCGGCTATTATACTAATCCCGCTGAATTGTATTTGAAATTGAAGCATTATAAGCGCAGCGGCATTATATATCCGATGACTTCGATTGTGTGGAATATTCAGAAGTCGTGCATTATTATTAGCACTGAAGCAGGGAGAATGTATAGACCTCTATATATTGTCGATATTGACCCAGAAACAAATAAGCGTGTTCTGAGAATTGAAAGAGTATTGAAAAGGAAGAATATTAGCTGGAAGGAATATATCGCAGACAAGCACTTTGATTACTTCATAGTTCCCAACGAAGTATCTAAAAATAAGGACGACCCCGATAGTTATTTGGACGAAGAGGGTTTCATTGAATATATGGATTGTGATGAAATCAATTTCGCGATGATTGCGACGTTCCCCGTAGATTTGGAAGAAGGTATCAAAGGAACTGCATTGCCTCCATTCTATACGCATTGCGAAATTCACCCAAGTTTGATTAATGGTATCTTGGGGGTCAATATTCCATTCAGCGACCATAACCAGTCGCCTAGAAATTGCTATCAATGCGCTATGGGCAAACAGGCGCTAGGTGTATATATGAGTAATTTTAACAAGCGCATAGATACAATGGGAAATATTTTGAATTATCCCCAGAAATCTCTTGTATATACTAAACTTTCTAAATATACAATGGCACACAAATTACCATCTGGCGTAAATGCTATCGTTGCCATTATGACCCACACAGGCTTTAATCAGGAAGATAGTATTATGGTTAATCAATCAGCGCTAGACAGAGGGCTATTTACTAGCACCTATTATAAGGCGATGCGCGACGTATGTAATAAAAATCATAGCACAGGAGAAGAAGAGCTATTCACAAATCCCACTAACATATCATCGCAGAAACCATACTCTTATGAGAAATTGAATGATGATGGCTTTGTCTCTAAAAATACCTATGTTAATGGGAATGACGTAATCGTGGGCAAAGTGATGCCCAAGAAAGCGAATGGCGTTATTACATATCAAGATAGCAGCTTAACAATGAAAGCGAATGATGATGGCTATATCGATATGAACTATAATGGCATCAATAGCGATGGCTATAAGTTTTGCAAGGTTCGCATCCGTAAAAACAGGAAACCCGAAATTGGCGATAAATGCGCTAGTTGCAGCGCTCAGAAAGGAACCATTGGGATGATATATAGACACCAAGATATGCCCTTTACGAAGGACGGGATTGTTCCAGATATTATTATGAACCCTCACGCAATCCCTTCGCGTATGACTATTGCCCAATTAATGGAATCGATTATGGGGAAGGCGTGTTGCCATATTGGGGCATTTGGTGACTCCACGCCATATACTGATTGCTCCGTAGAAGGAATAGCAAAGGTTCTAGAAATGTCTGGTATGGAGAAATATGGTAATGAAATATTATATAATGGGCGCACTGGAGAGCAAATCCACACGGATATCTTTATCGGACCGACGTATTACCAGCGATTGAAGCATATGGTTTCAGACAAAATTCATTGTCTTACTGCAGACCACGACGTTTTAACTAGCGATGGCTGGAAGTCTATTGATAAGATTACGAAAGAAGACAAGGTTGCTGTTCTCAAAGATGATAGCCGTCTGGTTTATGAGAAGCCTATGGAAGTCCATAAATACCCAGAATACTCGGGGGTAATGTATAATATCAGCAATTCGCAGATTGACTTAAATACAACAGGAGAACATCGAATGTATGTTAAGCGAGATGATAATAATAATAAAGGATATGCATTAGAAAAAGCCGATGATATTATTGGGAAATGTGTTAGATACAAGAAGGATTGCGTTTGGGACGTTCCTGATTATCAGTTTATGATACCCAATAGCGACAAGGAGATTAATATGGAAGCGTGGCTATTATTCTTCGGCAAATGGATTTCGAGCGGATGCGATAATAAGGTTCTCTATCAATTCGGTTCGCATAATGATACTGAGGATACGCAAAATATTACTGAATATTTGTGTAATCTCTATATGGATGCAAATACCTTCCGTCTTCCTGAGTGGGTATGGAAATTAAGCAGTAATCAAGTGAAGATACTTATGAAGGCTATACTTTGGAATTATAACCTTCACAAGTATGATAATATGTTCTGCACTAAATATGAAAGTTTGGCGGACGATATGATGCGACTATGTATTCACGCAGGTTGGAGCGGTGTCAAAAGTATCTGGAAGGGTCTTTGGAAGATTACTATTATTAAGAAAAAGAATAATCCATATGCAAATGCTAATGATATTCACAAAGAGATAAATCACGTGGAAGAAGCATATAACTATGAAGGCGCGGTGTATTGTATCAGCGTATCTACGGAAGTATTTATGGTTCGACGCAACGGCAAATCAGTATGGACTGGGAACTCGCGTGGCTCAAATGGTCCGATTGTGATGCTAACAAGGCAACCTAGCGAAGGTCGGGCAAGGTCTGGAGGATTGCGATTAGGAGAGATGGAGAGGGATTGCTTTATTGCACACGGCACCTCGAATTTCCTTGCAGAGAGGATGCTCCACGTTTCAGATAATTATAGGGTGTTTATCTGTAAAAGATGCGGGATGCACGCCAATGTTAATACTGAGAAGAGCATATATAGCTGCAAATACTGCAAAAATAATACAGATATTGCTCAGGTAAGGATGCCATACGCTTTCAAATTACTTAATCAGGAACTATACACTATGAATATTATGATGAGATATGTATGTAATTAGGTTGGTTTAGTTGGATACCTATATAAAACAATAAATATATTTGATATTATAAATGAAACACAATTTAATATATTATTTTAAATTTTTTATTTTCATATCCTGTTTTTACAATTGTTATAGTGATAACACTAGTAATATTTGCAGACGCTTAAATGTCTCTAGGTATCTTCCATCTACCAAGAATACTTCGTATACAATCTACTATTGCTCTAAAAATAGAAGTATGACACGCCATAATCCATATGCAGTATTTACAAAAAATATATTAAGAAAATATATATATATCATAAATATTGTCGTAGTATATATTATTCTATTGAGTATATAAGAAGATATATAAACATTTAATATACTATCATAATATTATGAGTGGCAGCGACAATTATAAATTATACAAAGTATTAGGAGTTGAAAGGAATGCTACGCAAGAGGATATAAGGAGGGCATATAAGAAGCTCGCTATAGAATATCATCCCGATAAAAACAAAGATGCTGATAAGGCGGTTGCTGAAGAAAAATTCAAGGAAATCTCAGCCGCCTATAACGTATTAGGTGATGAGAGTAAGAGGCGAACGTATGATGATAGTGGGGATCAGAATTATAATAATGGGTCTGGTCAGGAAGTTCATAGAAATCCCCACGATATTTTTGAAGCATTTTTTAGAGGCAGAGGAAATCCTTTTGGAGGAATGGGGCATAGTTTTGAAGAAGAAATCTTTGGTATGGGTGGTGGTGGTATGGGTGCAAAAATCCCTAAAAAGGCTCAATCGATAGAGAAAACATTTGTATTTAATTTGGACGACGTATATGAAGGTATTAATAAGGATTTAAATATTAATATTCGCAAATATTGCCTAAAATGTAATAAAAAATGTGGTAAATGCGATGGTCGCGGTATAATACAGCAAATAAGAAGTATGGGGTTTATGCAGCAAATCTTTCAAGGGTCTTGTGATAATTGCGAAGGTTCTGGAATAACTATTGAAGGTAAAGCGGAATGTAAGCAATGTAGTGGCAAAGGATTTTTTAATGAAGATAAGAAGGCGACATTAATAATTCCTAAAGGTATTGATGAGAATTATAAAACGGCTTTTCCTGAATTAGGGGAACAGCCTAGAATAGCCGCAATCAAGCCTGGCGACCTCATCATACATATTAAAATAGAAGAGCATAAGCATTTTATCAGGAAGGGAAATGACTTATACTTTAAAATGGATATATCATTTGTTGATTCTATTGTAGGAAAAGATATTGTGATACCTTATTTTAAAGAAAAAATAAATATAAACACTAATATATTCGGTGTTATTTCAAATGGTAAGAATTATTTGCTAGAAGGCAAAGGGATGCCAATATTAAATACATCAAACAAAGGGAATATGTTCATAGAGTTTAGCATTAGTTATCCAAAGATTAAAAATAATACTAAGATTGAAGAGCTTAAAGTATTACTGAATGAGGTATTCTATCCTTAGTATTCCATATTTTTTTTATTTTCAATAGCATATAATATATTATATATTGGGTCTAGTTTCGTAGTATCATTATATCCATATTTTTTAACAAAATTAACTAGTTTTACTGCACTTTCGTCGACTAACTTCTCATTGTTCGTCGAGGTTATATAATATTTATATTTTGTAGTCGCTAGTTTTTTCTTGTCTATGCAATAGGTTTTTTCATTTTCTCTGTTATAATATTCTACAAATCTTTTTTTCTTTTCTGCCAAATCGAACACCGCGAATGCATTGCTAATCTTAGTAATCGTATCGTTTGGCGAGAATAATACTGACGATATTATATTCTGCTCCCCTAAGAATATATTCGTTTCCTCTTTGATAAAGTTATATTCCAATTTCAATATATAATCCTTTGTGATGTTATTGGTATTATTTATATGCAATATATATATATTATAGATATATGAATTATCATTGTCGTTTATATTGAAATCAATAATATTATTAATGTCTGCGCATCTCGTCATCTTGCTAGCGATGCGATATATATAGTCGCGATATAATATATAAAATATAATACCTATTATAAATATAAAAAGTATATTGATAGATGCCATATATTTATTTTTTAATATATTGTTTGAAGTCATAGAGGATATTTCATTAATATAACTTTTAGATGTGTCTTCTATACTACCTAATAATATTTTAACATCACTACTAATACTATTAATCTTATTGGTAGTATCACTCATAATACTACTAATATAATGTCTTATTTATATATTTATATTATTTTTTTGCTGTATCTTTGAAAAAATAATATAATCTATTATTGCTATGGGGTAATTGGTATTGTTTGAATATTCTTTCGTAAATTTAATGAGTTCATTTGTAGTATAAGAATGGACTATATTATAATTTTTATCAACCGCGTAATACTTATAATCATTGCTATTTATTCGTGTGCTGATGTCTTCAATGGTATCGTAGGTCATTTTTTCTAAATTAAAATACTTGTATCCAAAGCTATTAATGAAATCCTTGTCATTATTTAATTCCAATGCCTTCTTACCATCCTTCGAGTTTATTAATTCAGAATACTCTATGGCAGTCTTGTTATATAGCAGTAAGTCGCTATTATCATTTGATTTTTTATAAATCTTATTTAATTCGCTCATTGTCGCCTTGAGTTCATCGAGGGTCTTTATAATTCCCGCGTAATCATTATTTCTATACATAAAGATGTTCTCTTCGCCCTCCATATTGCCAAAACTAACGTCAACAATCATTTTATTGAAGTTGTAGGTTATTTTGAGTATATATTCTGATGGCTTCTTAATCTTCTTGGTATTTATTATGATTATATTGTATATGTAAGGTGTCTCATTATAATAATTATCATCTATGATTTTAGATATATTATTACATTTTGAATATTTCTTGGCATTTTTATAAATGGTATCCCAGTAAAAGAAGATGCCTATGATTATTACAATGCATAGGTATAGCACTGAATATAGTAATCTATATATATCTTTGTCTTCTGTGAGAATTTTAATAAGTTGGCATTGAAAATCGTCAATCATTATTAATATATATTATTCTTAATATAATATATTAATTTAATTATATTATATATATTATATATTCATATAATGCATATTCGTATTGATTATATTCTCTATATCTAAATCTGGTATTGGGTTATTAATCTTGTCTGGGCGAATAATCTTCATTTTTCGGTATTTATTGGCTTCTTCTCGGTGTTTTATAGATTTGAACGAATCAATATAAAAGATGTCTTCTAATCGGTCTTCATTATATTTATGTGTTAAATCATAGTCTATATGACGTTTAAAAGGTTCAGGGCTTTCAGCAAAATGTTCAGTCAATTGCTTGGTATCCTTAGTGGTATCCTTAGTGGTATCCTTAGTGGTATCCTTAATATGCTTCACATCATCCTTCACATCATCCTTCTTACTTTCAAAAGTTTCCATACATCTTTGCTGGGCTGCTTCGTATTGTTCGGGAGACAATACTGCTTTAAATATATTAAGAATAAAATTTATAATATCCTTATTTTTATCTAGTAATGTTTTTTCAAAGAACCATTTAAAAAATCCCATTTCATTCAATTCCATCCAAGGAGGTATGCTTTCAAATGGATTAAAAAAGATGATTTTTTGCACTATCGTTCCAATCAACCATAAAAGTAATATTATTATTAAGCATAGCGTCACCCAAAATAAATAGATATAGTAAGCAGTATGCAAAGGATACAAATTAACAATCCTATATGTTAGATTGGGTAATATCATAACAGGCTGGTTCATTCCAAGCGTATAATCTCTGAAATCNCCTACTATACTATCAATAAAAGGGAGCCTTGATATAAATGATAGAATTTCAATAATACAAAATGATATTAATATAAAAAATACTAATAACGTTATATATATAATCATATAAATCAAATTAATTTTCATCGCTATTTAATATATTAATAGATGATTTTATAAATAAAATCTTTCCTTTTTGAAGATACTGCTATAATATTCCTTCATCCCTTTATTGCTATTGTAATAAATGATTATGATTTGATTGCATATATCATCGTATGCATCAGCATTTTCATATCTATCAAAGTATTCGTCAAATGTATTCATTACCTTGTCTTCAAAGTATTCGTCAGAACCCTTCAAAATCTCTCGATACCTTTTGATAATCTTTGAATGGAAAATAGTAATCATTGGCTCATTCAAAACATTCTTAATAATGATGTCTTTTTCAAAATAGTCGTTTATGTTATCATAGAAGGTCATTAATATAGTAAAGATTAGTCTCAAAAATCTTCATCATTTTTTCTAAATACTTAAAAAAAAGAGAACATATTGATTATTCATTGCTTAAACAAATATAAAAAATTGATTACTTTATAATATAAAAATATACAAATACATAATACATAATAATGTCTGGTAAAAAGGTTTGCATCAATTGCTCTACATCATATTATACTGGACGTGAGCAATCTCCTTTACATTTTGGGTTATCTGCAGAAGGCTATGACATCAATTCTATAATGGAAGGCTTTGATAAGGAGTTATGGATTGTTGATATAAAAAACAATAAAAAGGTTTGGACTAAGAAAGAGCATATTAATAAGATGACCTATGAAAAACCATTGATTACTGAGATGACACAAAATAACTGCGATGTTAATAAAGAAGGTAATACGAAATCTATAAAGCGTGATGATGTCGCATCAGATGCTGTAGTGAATACTGGGAATGACACGGATACTGCTGTGAATGCTGTGAATACTGGAAATGCTGGGAATGCTGATGCTGTCGCGAATGCCGATACGACACATCAAGTTCCTCTTAGTAATGCTGCATCAACAGAGGACACTTCTATGAATAAAGGCGGTAAGCCAAGTAAAACAATAAAACCCACAGATTATACATTGTTTATAACATATCGTATCTCGCAAATGAAGAATATATCAAATGATAATAAGAAAAACTATGATTGCGCGAGGTATGAATGGAAGGAATACAAGAAGAAGCCCGACGAATTAAAGGCTATTATGGTAGAGGCTAATAATTTTTCAAAATCTATTTGTAAATCAAAATAAATAAAAAATGATTAAATATTATTTAAATATTTAATTAATATTAAAATATAATTAATGAACACTATTAATTTTAATAAGAATAATATTATTCTTATCGATAGTAGTTATTATGTATTTCATAGATATTTTGCAACATATAGGTGGTTCTCATTTCAAAATATAGATGTCGCAGTAGAGAACATTGTATCTAATGAGGTATTTATCAACGCCTTCTATAAACATATTAACAATGACATTAAAAAGCTCTGTAAAAAATGGAATACTAATAAAAACAATATAGTGTTCTGCTTAGATTGCCAGCGTGCCGAAATATGGAGGAATGATATCTATAATACCTACAAGGCGACTAGAATACAAAAAACTAATTTTAACAAAAAGATTTTTAATATATTTAATGAATACATCAAATCATTGGGCTTTCAATATCTATCTCAGTATAGATTGGAAGGCGACGATGTTATCTATTTGTCTCAAAAAATGATTAAAAAACACTTGGATGCGCTTAATGATACCGATATTAATATTATTATTATCGCGAACGATAACGACTTTTTACAATTAGTTGATAAAAAAGTCCACGTATATAATATGCAGTTCAAAGAGCTTGTGAAGCGTGGCTATAATGACCCAAAAGTCGACTTATTATTTAAGGCGATTTATGGAGATAAAAGCGATAATATATCTAAGATTGGTGCTGGAATAACAAAAGAAAAAGCCTTAATGCTCTCTAATATGCTAGATATTGAAAGAGAAAAATATATAAAAGAGAATGGCTATGAAGACAAGTTTAGATTAAATATGAACCTAATATCTTTTGAGAATATACCTACGGAATATACAGATGTGTTTAACAATAACACTAAAATTACTATAGAATAGAATAGATAACAATACATACTACATACCTACTTCTAATTTTTTTATACTATCTATTTTATTTTTTTCAAGATTGGACAAATAATACCAAGATTTCTTTTCGGGTTCCCATCTGCATCCGAGTTTTTTTACTGCATCCTTATTTTTAAATGGTATCTTCACATAGATTTTCTTATGTATTTCAAGGTCTGCCCCAGCAGCATCAGAAACAACCTTGTCTTCGCTCTCTACATTACTTTCAGACATCTTTTCGATATCTTGTATAGCCTTCTTGTTTGCATCTGTGATATTATCCTCGTAATACCATTTACTACAACGCAAATCCCACTTTGCTCCTAGTTTTTTAATAGCATCCTTGAACTCATATTTAACATTGATGTAATGTTTGCTATATGTCGGGCTTTCCTTGATGTTTGATATCAAAGTTGTATCTATGCAATCGGATGCTGCGGATGTTGCGGATGCTGCGGATGTTGCGGATGCTGCTCCTGCTACGACACCTACTGCCAAGTTCGCTAATCTATCCGCTTCAGCGTTTCCGATAGAATGCTCGTCATCTAATCCTGTATGTGCTTTCACGTGGTGAATGCTGATGCGTTTTTTAAATGGCTTATATATCTCGTAAATCCTTTGAATTAATTTTATATTAGGAGGAATTTTTCCTTCAGTATTTTTCCAATCATTCTTAGATAACTTTGTAGAATATGGTCCAGCGCATTTAATCACGTATTCTGAATCAGTATATATATTAATTTTACTAGTGGATTGCGGTCTGTTTAATTCGTCATACATAATTTCTACTGCGCGTATGAATGCAGTTAGTTCTCCAGTATTATTAGTTTGCTTCCCAACAACCCTAGCATACTCGTTCCTACTATCATCATTCTTAAAATATACACCATATCCAGCGATTGCATTGGGGCTACCATTGTGAATACAAGAGCCATCGATATAAATATTGACGATTTCTGGGGAAGCGA